CTTATGGGCTGTTACTACTTTGAACTGCAACACAAATCCTTCCTCTGGTCTAAATGGTCAATACACTGTTGGACGCCCTGTCCCTGCCACCATTGCCTATAACCAATCTTTGGTTGCTGCTTCCTTATACGTTGACTATGTCTTCCTTGACACTGATGAACGCCGCAGAATGGCCCAAAACCCTCATGAGTACTTAATTACTCAACTCCAATTCACTGGTGATGAGTCTGTTGGTTCTTCTTCTAACAAGATTAAGTTGAACTTTAACCATCCTGTTAAGCAACTAATTTGGGTTGTCCAACCTGACCAAAACGTTGATTATTGCTCATCCTTAACTTGTGATGCTCTTTTATTCAAGGTTCTTGGTGCTCAACCTTTCAATTACACTGATGCCATCGATGCTCTTCCTAATGCCATCCATGCCTTCGGTGGTCCTGCCTCTGTTGCTGCTGATTCCCGTGCTTACATCGATGCTCGTGGTCTCTTCCAAGATGCTGGTGCTCTTGATTACCAACCAGCTGCTGAATTCTCTGGTTTCACTGGTTACTGGCACGGTCCTTCCAACCAGTACAACGAATCTAACTTTGGAGGTCAACAAGTTCCTTTGAACACTGCTGGTCTTGATGCTGCCACTATTGCTCTTCTTTCCTCTGGAACATCTTCTCCTCACCTTGAAAACTCTGGAGTTTCTGATGCTGGCACTTTCGTTCTTTCTGAAACTTCTCTTGACATGCACTGCTGGGGTATGAATCCTGTTGTCACCGCTAAGCTCCAACTTAACGGCCAAGATCGTTTCTCTGAGCGTGAAGGAACCTACTTCTCTTGGGTCCAACCTTACCAAGCCCACACTCGCAACCCTGATGAAGGTATTAACGTTTACTCTTTCGCTCTTCGCCCCGAGGAACACCAACCTTCAGGCACTTGCAACTTCTCCAGAATTGATAACGCCACTCTTCAACTTGTTCTTTCCAACGCCACTGTTGAAGGTACCAAGACTGCTAAGGTCCGTGTCTATGCCACCAACTACAACGTCTTACGTATTATGAGTGGTATGGGTGGGTTAGCATATTCCAATTAAGTAAACTGAAATATAATATTTCAATTAAAAATAACTTAAAGACGAATTCATATTATATATTATAAAATATGAATTATACCCTTTCGTATGACTTTGAACCCAAATTAAATTGTGGAATTATTCGTTTTGATAATAAGCACGTTTTAATGGATTTTATAGATTTATTTTCTATAATTAATTTTGATAAAAATTTTATACATTATTATCCAGAAGAAAAAACATATCCATATTATTTACGACATAACCAAAAAATTTCTTATTTAGAATTTATTTTTAAATATGATTGTTCAAATATTGAATATATATTTATAAATGGCAATGATTTTGATTTAAGAAGAGAAAATATTATCATCCATCACATATATCATAATACAATATTAAACAAATATAATATTATTGATTATAAACTTGGTCACTATACAGAAAATGGAAAAGACGCATATGTTATAAAAAATCCAATGTGGAAAATAACGGAAAATAATAAAGCTTTTTGGTTAATGTTTTGTGAAAAAGAAACAATAGTTAAGCTGTGTGAAAAATCATTAGATAAGATTATAGAATATGAAACTAACACTAATAATAATACCAAAATAACTTTCTTTGCTCATACTAATGGTTATATTTGTAGTTCTACTGGACTTTTTATTCATCAAATAATTACCGGTTGTTATGGCAATGGTAAGGGAACGAAAAATATTAGTGTAGACCATATAGACCAAGATCCACTAAATAATACTTGGGAAAATTTAAGAATCGCTACAAGAAAAGAACAACAGGCAAATTCAAAAGGTATAAAAGAAGGAACCAAAAGAGAAAGAAAACATAATGCTAAGGAATTACCTGAAGGTATAACACATGATATGATGAAAAAATATGTTGTTTACTATCAGGAATGGTTAGATAAAGAACATACAAAACAAAGAGAATTTTTTAAGGTTGAAAAGCATCCTAAATTAGATAAACATTGGATTACAACTAAATCAGGAAAAGTCTCTATACAAGATAAATTACAACAAGCTAATAAAGTTGTTGAAGACTTAGAGAATGAAATTTATCCAAAAAAGGAAGAATTAAGCTTGCCAAAATATGTTTCGTTAATAAATTTTAGAGAGAAACCTCATTTAATATTTGAAAAATGGGTGGATGATAATCGTTTAAACTTAAAAATGGTTTTACCAGAAGAATATGATTTACAAGAACAATTAGAATTATTTAAAGAAAAAATAAACATAAAATATAAAAATATTATTGATTTTTAATATTAAAAGCAAAAAACAATGTTATATAAAATGAGTGTTGATATAGTCAATCTTATTGAAAACAACCCAATTACCAAATTTTCTGGTGATTATAATAGCAAAGTAATTGAAAAAGTTAAAAAAAACTTTACCAATTATGAACAACAAATGTTTTTAGCTAGTTTTTATTGTTATTTGAAGTATGATTCTAAAAGTGATTTTGTTATTGACTTAGATAATGTATGGAATTGGTTAGGTTTTACAAGAAAAAATGATGCAAAAAGAGTAATTGAACGAAATTTTACACTTGATACTGACTATAAAATATTTAAAAAATCATTTGCTACGGAGAACACCGCACCAAAAGATACATCAGATGATAACAGAGGAGGTCATAACAAAGAAATTATTATGTTAAATATTAATACATTTAAAAAATTTTGTTTAAAATCTGGGACAAAAAAAGCAGATGATGTGCATGATTATTTTATTAAGTTAGAGGATTTATTACAAGAAATTATTAAAGAAGAAAATAATGAACTTAAACAACAATTTTTAACATACAAAGAAACAAAAAACAAAGAAATAGAACAAAAATTAATTAAACAAAAAGAATTAGATAATGAAAAGTTTTTATTACACCTTTTTATCGCCGATTTTTATATAGTCTAAACTATACAAAAATTATTTATATTGCTATGAAATAAATGTATATAACTTAGTTGATAATGAATATATAATTACAAATGTAAGTTACACATATAGTTTTGATAATTTTTCAACTAAAATCGGCGATTAAAAGGTGTAAAAATAAAACTTAAAATATTGATAAATAAAATGATTTACAGAAAGAACCAATACATTCTCTATTAAATTTTCTACCAAACAAACAATTGCTATTTATCAGATGAAGTATTTCTTCTTCTGATATAAACGTATAATTTTTTAAACCCCTATTTGATGGAAATTTATAATCCATACCTTCCCAATTTGTAAATGTAGTAGCATCATTTGCTACATTCGGTGTTGTTATTATTTCATCTTGTAAATTATTTATAAATATATTTGTTATATAACAAATTTCATCAGGAGCATATATATTTTTATACAATTTTATATAATCACACGTTTGATAAGATATCATAATGTTGCTATGTTTTCTATTTAAAATACACCATTGTGATGATTTTTGTATATTTTTTCTTTCTATATGATTTAATAAATAATCACATCTTGGAAAACATTGACCTTGAGGCATTATATTAAAATATGACTTATCTACAGATAATTTATTATAAATGAATTCAAAATTTTTAAATGGGACACAAGAATTAGATAAAAAAATAAAATGTTCATTATTTTCGTCTTTTAAAGCTTCTTGTAATAATATATTTTGAGCGCATACTAATGATATATTAGCATATATTGTTTCAATGCAATTTTGTAATTTATATTCTTCAAAATATTTTAATGGAATATCATTTTTATAGTGTATATAAATTGTGTATTTATTTTTGTCTACGTTTTTAAAAAAAAAATGCCATAATTCTTCTAAATTTAAAATATCATAAATTAAAAATAGAAATGCTACCTTTTTCATATATATAAAATCTTTAAAATCTTTTAAAGTCTAAAACGCGTTTTTAATTTAAGCATCATATTCCATATAATTTTCTTCTACATCTTCAATAATTATTTCATCATTTTCCTCAGGCATTTCAATATATTCACCATTTTCATATCTTACATTTGTACTATTAAATAATATATTCATATTTCTGACTTCTGGCTTTTCAGTTTCTGATGTAAATAATTTTGCGATTTGCGAATCATCT